ACCTTGATTGATACGGTCATTTCATTCTCCTTATGTGGCTTCGCCACCGCTGGCGATGATGGTCAGTCCAGCAGATGCTGCCTGAATTTGAATTGTGTCACCTGCGTTCAGCACCTCGATGCCGTTGTATTGCAAAGCATTGTTTGCAGGAACAGGAACATCGTATAGGAACGCATTGCTAGTGCCTGCCGAGCCTGCGGATGGCACGAAAAACACGCGCACATTGATGGCCGCTGCCGTGGTGTTGGCAATGCTGAATTCTTTGACAAGCGTGCGTGTGCTGGCCGGTACGGTGTACAGCGTGGTCACGCCAGTGGTGATGGCCGTTTGGCCAAGTTTTGTGGGTGTGATTACATCGAAAGCCATGTGAGCACCTGATTTGATCGCACTGAGGCGGTTTGGTTTGCATAAGGCAGGATGCCATTTACATCATGCGCCAGTTCGATATTGTTGCGCACAGGGGCCAGCGCCAGCAAGTCCAATGCTTGAGCCAAACGTGGGATGGCATCCAAGGCCTGCTGAACTTTGGCATTTAGAACAGCATCATCGACTGCGGTGTCTTGTGCCAGCACACTGATCTGAGCCAATGCCTCATTTGCTGTGGCTGCTGCCGTGTCTGCTTGGTACTCAAAGTCAGTTCCAACAATCACCTGCAACTCGTCGACCGTAGAAAACAGCAATTCAAACTGTCTGATCTGTTGCTGATCAGTCAGGAATGCCGCGAGCTGATCTCGCGTCAAGTTAAGTCTGCGGGATGTAGGTGCGGTTGCCATCAGTATGCCAATGCCTCGATCTGGGCTTCAAGACGGACAAATGACACATGTGCATCACTGTCGCCACGGAATCGCTGGATTCTCCAGTTGCGCATGTGACCTTGCTGGAACCATGCCAGGCGTTTGTTGCTACCTGTGGTTCCAACCGAGATGCTACGGTCTTGGCTCCATGACTTGCCGTCCACGCTGTAGCTGGTGCTGATCTGTGGGTTTTTACCAATGGCAACACTGCCTGTCAAGCTGACCAACTCCATCTCATTGAAGATTGCGCCATTGCTTTCGTTGTAGACGATGAGCGTGCCAAATTCCCAGCGCACTTGTTGGCCCCAATGATGGCCAGTGGATTGCACCAAGTAACCGATGGCGCTGGACTGAGGATCGCCCACCAGCCACTTGTCATAGCACCAGACCAGATTGCGTGCGCGATATTGCGCAAAGCCAACAATGGTGGTTGTCAGTGTGAACCAGACCTGCTCACCCAGTGCTTCAGATGCCGATGCATCATAGACAACTGTGCGGTCTGGCAGGTGAACGTAGAGGTGTTGATGGCTCTTGTCGTTGCGTGCTTCCAATTTGACCGTGGACAATTGCGCTTCGGTGTATTCAAGAAGCAAGTTGTCGATCTCTTGCGTGCTGATCTTTTGTGTGGTGGCTGCTGCGCCAACATAAATGCCTGGTGCTTCATTTCGGCCACTGCCCAAAAATGCAATGCGCTCGATGTAGACGCAGCAGGCAAATGTTCCGACCACGCCCTTTTGCATTTGAGCGCCATCAATGCGTGCGAATGGAAACAGCTCTCCACCCACGTTGTCGAACACCTCAATGGTGTTGCGGTTCATTGCATACACCTCATTGCGAAGTTTGAGCAATGCCACCACAGGATCAGGGTCAACTTCTGAGCTTCCATATTTCAGCGGGTTGACCTGCAATGGATTGCTCAAATCTGTGACGATGAGAAACTCTCCGTCTGTGGTCATGAAGTAACCATCCACCCAGCAAAAATCAAGAACCACACCAAGGTCTGGGTCGGTGTTTTGCGTGAGTGTTGATGCCGCTGGATTCCAAAAATACAGTCGTCCACCGGACGCAACGGCCAGCAGATCAAAGCTGTAGTCGAATGTCACCAGATCAGTTGTTGGCCCACCAACATCGCCCAAAATTGTCACTGTGCCATCGTTGGCCACAGTCACGAGCTTGGTGCCCATGACTCGGTAGCAGATGCCGTTCCAGTTGATGCCACCACGATCAGTGCCTGGGCCTGTGCCGTTGGCCACAATGCCATCGCCTGGTCGCAGGAATCCGTTGCTGATGCCAGATTGCTTTGGTACAGGCACCATGTTGACAGGATAGCTGGTGCGCAGCTCTGGCGTGTTGTCAGCGTAGATGCCGTTTAGGATTGGGATTTGCATGGCTTACCACTTGACCTTGTTGGCCCAGTACGCTGCGCTCATCTTGCCCTTGGCAATGTTCTCAGCGTGTCTGGCCTTGAATGATTCTCGACGAGCCTCGGATGCCTTCGACTCGCCTTCCTTCTTTGGAGACCCAGATACGCCCTGCTGACCGAAGCGAATGGTTTTCACTTCGTCACCGGCCTTAGCCACAACAACGTGGCTTTTTGTCGGGTGCGATGGAGTGCGTTTTGGCTTGTTGTAGCCTTCCACGCCAGCACGAGCGAGTCTTGAGTCTTTTGTGGCCATAATCAGAAAATAGCTTGCAAGCTGTAGTATTCCAATTGAACCAGCTCATTTGCAGTTGTTGGTTGAGCAGTGATTGCAAATGTCTGATCGACATTGGTATTAACACTTAGTGTCAAGACAGTACCTGTTGATGCTCCGTGGCCAGTTGCGCCAACTGCACTTGAGACAATTTGCGAGCCGCCACGATTAACAATTTCTTTTTGAACCGATACGCTTGCAACGTTGGCTGAGGCCAATGTAAAGACTGCACTACCACCAAATGTCATTCCAAGGTTTTTGGCGTTGGCACTGTTGGTCAAGCTGAAAAGTGCATTGATTTCTATCTGTCCACCAGTTCCGACTGACCAGCCTGGCACAGTGACAGAGGACAAAGTGACTGCTGTGTTAGCCACAGCGACGACTGCGGTGCCGTACCAGACCAAGGCAGTTTGTGTGCCTGACTGAGTGCCGCTGGTGGTGATGGCTGCACCGCCTGCTGAGGCAGACACAGTGAAGGTGTTTGGAGACAACACGGTTTTGACGTAGTAGGTCGTGTTGATGGCCAAACCAGTTGGTAATGCGCCAGTGGTCGTGAATCGGATTGTGTCGTTGACACGCAGGCCATGATCTGTCCATGTCACCACACCAGGCGCTGCGATGCTGATCGTGACGGTAGCACTTTTGTAAGCCAGATCAATGGTGACTGCTGTGCCGGTGGTGTCAGTGTCCAATGCTGTGACTGGGTACAAACCAGTCACGCCTATGCCGCCACTCCATGTCACATAGACATTTTCATTAACTGCCACAGCTGCTGTGAGGCCATGAGCGCCAGCGCTGTTCAGACGAACTTTTCCTGCATTGTTGTTGTAGGTCAAAGTCACGAATGTGCCAGCAGGCTCGACCAATCCAATCGGACCTTTGTTCTCAAGCATCAAGGCAGGGAAGCTGCGCAGCTGGGGCTGTGCACCAATGCTGTACTCGACAGTGGCATTGCGGTTGTCAATGCGGATTGTGCGGTCTTCAGTGTATGGGCCAAAGGTCTGCGCAGTATTGAACAGCGTGCCAATGGTGCTGTAGTTCCAAGGCTGTGCGCTTGTGGCCACAGATTGCAGAAGGACAGTGGTCGACTCGTTGCCGGTGTTTCCGATGCTGATGTACTGGCCAACAGGCAGGATCACATCGACTTGGTTTTGGGTCAGGCTTGGTTGAATAAACATGATGATGGCTCCTAAAAGTTAAGCGATGCGATACCACGAATTTGTGGCTTGATAAAAGCGCATACGGAAGAAGTCCTGCGCTGAGAGTGTGCTTGGTGCACCATAACCATTGGCTGCGCCATTGAGCGCCAGCGTAAAGGCTGTGATCTGCTGGGTGGTGGTGACCAACACCTCAGTGCCATCAGGCGTTCCAGTGTTCAATGGCAGAGTGATTGTGCCGCTGGCCAGTGTGCCAGCAGGCTGGATGATCATCCACTGCTGTTCGCTGACAGGCGTTGGAACTGCCACATTGAAGCCGGTGCCTGGTGTGAACAGGTTGGTGGCCACAGTCGGTGCTGCGAATGTTGCTTGAAAGTATTGCAGCAGTGCGCTGACCGACATCTTTCGAGCATCGCCATTGTTTTGGTCGTAGACCGGAATCTGATTTGCACCAGAGACTTGGCTGATGCTTGAAAGTTGATTGATTTGTGGCATGTTGGTTCCTCAGTTGTATTCGAGTGGTCCGTCTTGACCGGCCAAGACTGGATCGTAGGGGCGCTGCAAGAATGGGTCGTCGTAGACGCGCCAAGGCTTGTTGCCTGCACCGCTTGGCATCGTGCCAGGCATCTGTTGCTCCATTGGCATGGCTGCACGTGAGAGCAGAGTGTTGTAGGATTCTTTGGCTGTGGTCTTGGTGTCTGGCATAACTTGCTTGCCATAACTTGGTGCCAGCTTGATGGCCAGATTGGTGTAGATAGCCTCGTTTGAGCTGTCTGGCACGTTGGTCTGCTCATCCAGATCGCTGTCTTGAGGATTGGATGGCAATGGGTAAGCCAAGCGAATGCCTAATGCATTCCACGCGGCCATCATGGTGTCTAGCCTGCGCAGGGCAGATTGCAACTGCTCTGGAGTTAGGTCAAAGACATAGGAAGCAAGGCCAATTTCCTCAAAGGCCTGTGTGACGAATTGGCGCTTTGTCCATCCCATGTCATTCTCCTATGTTCTCAGACAATCTGTCTTGGATCAATTGTCCCAGTTTTTTGTCTTTTGTGCGACCATCAAATCGAATTCCTAATTCGGTGGCCTTGGCCTCAAGTTCTTCGCGGGTTGGCGCTGTTTCCTCATCGATAGGCTCAGGCTCAGGCTCAGTAGCTGGCGCTGCTTTGACTTGATCTCGCCAGTCCAATGGTTTGGCTGGCTTTTTTCTCTTGACTGGTTTCATTGCCCATTTTGGCTTTGGTTTTCCTGCTGGTGTGGCTTTTTCGCCTGCGGCTTCAATAGCCTCAGCAGATGATTCAAACCAGCCAGCATCGAGCTTTTCGTCAAATTCTTCCTGCGTCTGGACGCTGATGTAGGTGTACGTGCCACCGCCTGGCTTCTTGTAGATGCCTGGGCTTTTATACAACATTGTTGGAAACGATACGCTCATTTTTTTGCTTTCATTGGCTTGGCTGTTTTTGCAGATGCAACAAATGCAGCCTTTGTCGGTGCTCCCTTTGCGCCTGGCTTGCGCATGCGCTCAGGGGTTTTGCCTGCTGCCTTCTGTGCTGCAATTCGCTCGCGCTTGGCGTGAATGTTAGCGTAGAGGCCTTGTTTCATTTCATGGCCTTTTTAGGCGCTTTGCTTGGCTTGCCTGCTGCTTTTGCTGCTTTGGTGGCAACGTTCAAAGCGATGGCCACAGCCTGCTTCATTGGCTTGCCTGCCTTTTTCTCGGCTTTGATGTTCTTGCCGATGGACTTGCTTGAGTAACCTTTTGTCAATGGCATGGTGCGCTCCTTTAAATGAAGAAAGAAGAAGGGGCCGAAGCCCCTTCCCCTAGATCAGCTTAGGGCTGATTGAACAACAAGATGCCGGACATTTCAGGCTGCTTGTTGACCACACCGAACAGTGTGTCCAAGCGATACTTGATTGTCATAGTATCGATGTCATAGAACTTCTGCATCACCAGCTCCACGCCCTGGTCGGTGGTAGCACGCATCACTGCGGTGCCAGCATCGGATGGGACTGCATAGCGGCCAGGCAAGATTTCCAACGAGTCACGCTGCCAGAACACGTTGATGTTCGAGGCTGCGGTGTTGAGCCAGTTGATGTTGGCAGATGCTGAAGGAGTCACGATACAGTTTTTGTATTGTGCAGATGCATCGCTTGCAACTTGGTTGGAGATGATGCCAGGGCTGATCACCATTTGAGTGCCGTTGGTGATGCTGATGACACGGAATGTCTTCAACTGACCAGTGGACTGCTTGGTGATGTGATGCACTGCAACCACGCCATCGATCGTGAAGCAATCGCCAACAGCCACGCCAACAGTGTTGGACACTGTAACGGTCTGGTAACGGTTGTCAACGTTGATCTGGCCGCCCACGGATGTGGAAGTAGCCTGTGGCACCAAGTAGTTGTTTGCAGAGTTCTGTGTATCGATGGTAGTTGTACCACCAGCAGCAGCAGCGATGCGGTTTGCGTAGTCAAACTTGTAGGTGTCGAAACCTGCGACCATGCCAACGTAGTTGCGCTCGTATGCCTTGTCAGACTTGGCATTGCCGAACGAACGGCTGGCTTGTGACAAGTTACCGGCCAGACCGTTGTAGTCGCGGCTGGACAAGCCCAAGAAGCGATCGTAGTCAGGCACGCCTTGCTCGTTCATGATGCTGTCGCACAAGGCCACATCATCATAATCACCGGCAGCAGTGGAGACTGGAACGACCAAAGTGCCTTGGGCAGCTGCGGTGTTCATGATTGCCACGTTGATGTCGGATGCGAGCTTTTGCTTGGCTGACTCGCCCAGACGACCTTCTTGCAACGCATCGCGCAGATCGAGGGTAGTCATAGTCCAAGGCACAGTCTTGCTGAAGCCAATGGTGGAAGGCACAGACAACTGAGTCATGTTCTGGTACGAACCAGCGATGGTTGTGCCAGGAGTGCTTGTGATCGACTGAGCAATGTAAGGCATTGGACGCCAGATGGTGTCGTTGGTACGAGCCATCTCGGTCTGGTTTGTGTTGTACACGCTAACGTGACGCGACAAAACCAGCAAGTCTTGGAAACCTTCGAGGATGTCTTCAAACGCTACGCGTTCTTCTTTGGAAAAGCTATTGGCCATGATGGGCTCCTAAATTAAAAAACTGTCATTTGGAAGCTGATCGCTTCTGCGCCTTGTACTGGATGACTTTCGTCATGTTTCCAGTGCGAGCCGCTTCTTCTCTCAGCCGTTCGAGGGTTGAGTCCACCGCCCCAGATACTCGGCCAGTTCCTGACACG